CGGCGCTCAAGCGAAGTTCTGGCAAGCGTCAGACACTTCAACGAATCCCAGCGGACCCGGCGCGGGATTTCCTTACGTCCCGCAACCCTTGACCGGAGTCACCTAAGAATCATGTTCGTCTATCTCATAACGAATCTCGTTAACGGTAAGCGCTACGTCGGTAAGACTAGCGGAACCGTTGCAAAGCGCTGGCAAGTTCACAAGGCGCACGCTAACGGGAACTCGCGTCACAGCCGCTACTACTTACATAATGCAATCCGCAAGCATGGTGCTGAGAGCTTTGCGGTTGACACTATCGCCCGCTGTGACGAGTGGGACGCAGAGAACCTCAATACGTGTGAGCGTCTCTTCATTCGCTACTACGACACTCGCAACCCAGACAAGGGATACAACCTAGCCGAAGGCGGCGAAGGAGCTAAAGGCGCTGTCCGTTCTCCTGAGACTCGTAGGCGAATGAGTGAGGCTCAAAAGGGACGAGTGATAACGCCAGAGCACAGAGCTAATCTAGCCGCCTCACTCCAAGGACATAAGCCAGTCTATACGCCGTTCGTTGCTGGTCATTCTTTCGGCAAAGATACTCAGTTCACGAAAGGCAGAAAGCCAACAGAAGCTAATAAGGCCGCTGTCTCAGCCGCCGTTAAAGCCCGCTGGCAACGTTACCGGGAGCAACGCTCATGCACTACAGCCTAGAGGAACAATGGAGACAGGCAATCGTAGACGAGGCTCTCTCTTGGATAGGTACGCCATTCAAGCACGGCGCTGGCGTCAAGTATGCGGGATGCGATTGCGCCCACGTAGTCAGCGGCGTATTCGAGGCGTGCGGTCTGCTGCCGCGCATTGACTATCCGATTTACGGGCGGGACTGGTACAAGCACGCTCTGGACCCAGAGAAGTACATCGTAGAGACGCTCAAGCAACACTTTTACGAGATACCAGCGCACGAAGCACTAGCGGGAGACATCTTCGTTTTGTACTTCGGGAGAGCTTGGGCACATTGCGGCATACTGACAGGACCAGACCTAGCCGTGGAAGCGTGGCCTACACGCAGCATGGTAACGGAAATCTACACGAAAGAAGAGAAGCTATACAAGACGCACGCGAAGAGATTCTTTACGGCGTTTCCTAGAGTGAGCTAACTATGGGCGGCGGATTCGGTTCAGCAAAAACGACACAAGGACCAACCTACTCAGGCGTTCAGGTGACTACGTGTCTCTACAATACAGCAATCCCGATTCTCTACGGCAAGCGCCGTGCTCAAGGGCATGTCATCTGGTTTGGGAACTTTGGTCCGGGTCCATCCAACAAGAAAGGCAAGGCGGGCAAGAAAGGAATTACGACCTACCAGGCTAACCTAGATTGCTTGGTCGCGTTCGGTCCAATCTGGGGAATTCTCAATACCTACAATAACTCTACGCTTATTGGGTATGACTACCCGGATAGCGGCGCTACGTTCGCTCACGTGGCAACCCAGACTTACAGCGTAACGTCCGGTAGCTTCGCTGACAACCTCTACTCAGGGAGCGTCAGCGTACCGGGCGGAAACACGCTTGACGGCATCTACGCTATTTCTTTCACCGCATCGGACCCGCTGTCCGTGTCCATCAATGACTACGGTGACCCGCTCAGTCCTCGCACAATCACAGAGACGAATACCGAAGAGTGGCTCTACAACATCTACGGGAACTATGCGGACTCTGGAGCCGGGTCTATGGCATGGCGTCCCGGCTGCTGGGAGTTCGGAGAGTCCTTCTGCAATAACGACCATTGCACGTACCCGATTGGGTCAGATTGGGGCGGTGACGCATTTACCGTCTACCTCAACACGCCGCAATCTGGCACGATTACGGTCTACTACGCCTACCATGAAAACAATCACAGCACGCCGCTGTCCTACATCAATTACGAGTTTGAGCCTACGCTTGGCTCAGGCAACGAGTACGCAGGCAACGAGACGCAGCAGATTATCTACCCGGATGTCTCCGGTATCGGCGGCGTAGGAATTGACCTAGGCGCTAGCGCGGCGGCTCCAGAACTGGACATTGAGCCTATCGGTCTGTACTCGCTCACGAACACGGGACAAGTCAATCCGGCTGACATCATTCTTGACATCATTCTGTCAGGTAACATCTTCTTTGGCGCGGCTCCTGAGTTCGCGCCTATCTGCTGGAGCCACGGACTTAACTTCGCAGGTGACCCAACCCGCCAGAGCTTCCAAACCTACAACGCAGCGGGAGCCGGAACGCAAATCTGGCCGCCTACGTGTGCCTTCCAGTACACGACGCCTACCTTATACGGCGGCGATTACAACACAAGCTCTCCGTTCTCGATTCTCAAAGACCCGCCTACGTTCTTTCAGGGAACATACGAAGCCGACGTAAGCTACAACGTCAACACAATCATTGCCTATGAAGGAACCTACTACAAGGCAATCATCGGCACGGACGCAACGCCGCTGACTGACCCGAACTGGTCTGTATACACGGGCGGATTCTCGGACGGCTTGACTGACGTTCGGAACTACTGCGCCGCTAACAACATCTTTGCGTCTTTGCTGCTGAACTCTCAACGGGACGCCTCGGAGGTTCTCAACGAACTGTGCGAGATTGCGAACTGCGTAGCGGTGTGGAACGGGCAGTCTCTTGACTTCTACCCGTACAGCGAAGTGTCTCAAGTCGGCGGCGGCTACCAGTTCACGCCGCGTACTGCTTCTGGTCCTCTCGCTGCCTTTGACTTCCGTCACTTCGTTGTAGCTAAGGGAGAGTCTCCCGTAACCGTCAAGCAAGAAGGAATGCAGAGTGTAGTCAACATTCTAGACATTAACTACAGCTACGCAGGCTACGACCAAGCCGCCAACCCAGACAGCGGAATGTCCGGCTATCCGTCCTACCAGTCAAATAACGTCCGCATCTGCGATGACGAACACTGCGCCCTGTACGGTCCTCTGCTCGGTTCGCCGCGCGGCTACGATGACTACATCTGCGACGCTACGACGGCTACAACTATCGGCTGGCCTGTAATCAAGCGCCAGCGTTTCGCAGACCCTTATCAAATCGAGTTCAAGCTACCCGCTGCAATCGCTTCCCTACTAGACCCAATGGACTTGATTACCGTCTCGGACCCCGTTCTGTTCGGCGGAACGTTGCCCAACGGAATCGTTACCACGGGTCCAGGTTCGCAGGATGTCCGCATTAGCACGCTGAGCGAGGACGATAAAGGCGAATGGTCGCTCTCGTGTGAGCGCTTCATGTACGGCATGTGTGCGCCTAACGCTCCGTCCGTTACTTCGTCCGTTCCCAACCCGCCGCCAGCTACCAACACGTCAGCGGGAAGCGTCAACGCGCCGTACTTCTGGGAGCCTACGGCGTCTCTTGCTCAGGCGCTCGGAATGCAGCAAGCTAACGGGCTGTGCATTGCCGTGTCCAGCGATAACACAAGCTACGGCGGCTGTCAGGTTTGGGTTTCGACTGACGGCGGTAGCTCTTATAACCAAGTTGGCTCCCTTGCGTACAACTCCGTCATGGGAGTGCTGACCAACGGCTACCCGGAAAACAGCAACCCGGACACAAGCGACACGCTTAGCGTCAATCTGTCTGAGTCTCTCGGAGACTTGGTTAGCTACACGACTGCCCAACAAAACCAGCTAGTCTCTATCGCACTGCTGAGCGGCGGCGGTACAGGTTCGGCTGCTGGATACACTACGACGATTCCTTATGAAATCGTTGCTTACGGCTCCGTCACGATGACGGCGGCGAACGAATACAACCTCACGCCGACGATTCTACGTGGACAGTTTGGAACTGTGCCAGCCGGACACGACGTAGGGTCTATCACGGCGGACGTGTTCGTAGACCTGTCCAACACGAACACCGTATTTAAGACGACGATTCCTAGCAACGCAGTCCTAGGACAGACGCTTTATTTTAAGTTCCCGAGCTTCAACCTGTACGGACAGGCTATTCAAGAGCTAAGCGAATGCACGGCGTACACGTTCTCTCCGACCGGACAGACGAATCCAGCCGGAACCGTGGGTCCAGCCGGACAATACACGATTTCACCTAACCCGTGTCTCTATCAGGGACAGTCTGGCGGCTGGCCGACAAGCATTAGTCCGTCTGCCGACTTGTGGACGAATCCTGATTACGTCTACTACCCGGCTGTGACCGTGAACTACGGTAGCGGCGCAGTGACGTACACCGCGAACAATAGCGGCGTCTCTGCCTTCACTGGCGGCGGTCAGAC